TGGTCCTATTCAACCGAGGACTAGGCGACGATGCGGATTGGCAGAGCTTTCGCGCTCCGACGCTGGAAAATCCATACATCCCAGCGGAAGAAGTGGAACTGGCGCGTAAGGAACTTCCCCCAGAGATCTTCGCGCAGGAGTTCGAGGGCGTTCCGACAGATGATGGCGCGAACCCCTTCGGTTTGGACGCCATCCGACGCAGCATTGCCCCCGACGATGGACAGCCCAAGGCCGAACCCGTCGTCTACGGCGTGGACTTGGCGCGTTCGTTGGACTTCACCGTCGTCGTTGGCCTCGACGCCTTCCGCCGAGTCGTCACGCTAGAGCGGTGGCAAGCGCCGTGGGCAACGACCAAGGACAAAATTCGCCAAATGGTCGGCCAAACCCCGATTGTGGCCGATGCCACGGGCGTCGGCGATGCGATTGTGGCGGATTTGCAGCAGATGGGGGTGAATGTCAGCCCCCATGTGTTCACCCAGCCGTCCAAACTGCGCTTGATGCAGCGATTGGTCGCCGCATTCCAGAGCGACGAGCTAAAACTGCCCGATGGCTGGCTGATTGCCGAGCTAGAAGCGTTTGAGTTTACCTATACCGCCTCGGGCGTCCGCTATGAAGCGCCCTCTGGTTTCCACGACGACGGCGTGATGGCGTTAGGGCTGGCATTGCACGGGTGGGACCGTGTGCAAGGCGTTCCGCCAGCAGAGTTTACGCCATTCCCATTGCGCGAACGGGGACGGGACGGTAACGTGGAGGATGGCGAGTCAGGACCGCCACGGTCTTTGACGGCGGTGGGCAATTTTACGTCACAACTCCCGTCTGACGGGTGGTAAGAGGAATTCAGATGCCGAAACGTGGAATGGAAGCGGTCGCCAGCAAAGAACAGGACTTGAAGAACAAGCTCGCCGCCAAGCTCAAGCGGAAGCCCGTTATGCAGCGTAAGGGCAAAGGCCCCGGCGTAGCGGTGATGATTGCCATTGGGAAGCCGAAGGGCATGGGTGGCCCGATGGACGGTCCGATGGGCAAGGGCGAAGACGAGCAGGACGAAAAGATGTCCAAGGCGGACAAGATCGCCGCGCTCGAAGAAAAGATCGGCTATCTCAAGGCCGAGTTGGCGCTGCTCAAGGATGAGAGCGACGAGTCGGACGACGAAGACATGAACGAGTCGGAAGACGACTCGGAAGACGAAGAAGACGAAGACGAGGAGGACTGATGGCTGTTCCGCCGAAACGTATCAAAGAAATGTTCTCGCCCTCACCAAGGGCGAAGAAAATCGTTGGCGAGACGTTGCGCTCGCCAGCGGCAGATACGCTATGGCAGATCAGTGGCGGAGGGAAGCCAACGACTTTTTCAAACCTTGTGGCAACGGTTTTGCTGCGAGCCAGAAATGGACTGGCTGGGTACAACCCTATTTTTGACAACGTAATCATGGACCCTTCTCAGGAGTCTTTAAACAAAAATCCCGAGGAGAGCATGGGTGTTGCGCTCAACGCCCTGTCGCACGAAGCTGGACATCGTGCTGATTTTCGACGGTCTAACCCACCGGGGCGCAACGCACCGTTTCGGTTGCCAGAAATTGACTTGCCACCAGCACCTCCGCGTTCACCCACTACAGGGAAGCTAGTTCAGGTTTCGCCCAAGGAGTGGCGTGTACAGGAACAGAAGTCCAACGACCCATTTGAACGGCAGCGGTCGCTTGTCAACGCTGCACGAAGCAAAGTAGACGCTTACTATCAGTCATCTCCGCGAGAAGGCTACGCCCAAGCGTTTGCTTCAGCAATGGATGTGCTACGAAACACTCCACAGTTTTTTGAAAAAGGCAAAAGCAGAGACGATTACGCCCAAGAACTTGCCAAAGTTGAAGCTGAAACTCCCGGCGCAGGCGGCATCGTAGAAGAACTGCTGAAAGAGCCGGTCTTCAAAAATCATCCGCTGCAGCGTATTTACAAAAGGAAGCCGTAATGCCAAAAACTCCAGCGTGGCAGCGAGCCGAAGGGAAAGACCCCAAGGGTGGCCTGAACGAAAAGGGCCGCGCCTCGCTTCGCGCTGAAGGCCGAGACATTAAGCCGCCCGTTAAGAAGGAGGCGGCAGCACAGTCGCCCACCAAGGCCAAGCGTCGGGTGGCGTTCTGTCGGCGCATGAAGGGTATGAAGGAAAAGCTGACCAGCGCGAAAACGGCGAACGATCCGAACTCGCGGATCAATAAGTCGTTGCGGGCATGGGACTGTAACTGACCACGAAGACTGAGGAGGTAGGCGATGTCCGTTGGCAATCAGATGCGCAACAGTGTGACGGTGGCAGCACAGAACGATGCCGCGACACTGGTAGGCTTTCCGTCGAGCGGGAACGTGTCGGTGCAGATCGCTGGTGCGTTGAGCGCGACGATCACTTTTGAGGCGACCTGCGACAACACGAACTGGGTGGCGCTGCATATGCAGCCGGTCGGGTCGGCTCCGGCGGCAACGACTGCCGTAACCACGGCGACGGCAGCAGGGATCTGGAACGCCAGCACTCAGGCGTACTCCGGCGTCCGGGCGCGGTGCAGTGCCTATACGTCCGGCTCGCCCGTCATCACGCTCAAGTATAATGGCGTCTGATATGTCCCTCCTCGCACACGGAATATGGGCAGCGGTCGTTCTCGCGTCGGTATTCCGTGTGTGCAAGGTGGCCTTGGCGTTTGCGCCACATCGCGCAACGGCAACGGCGACAGCGTATGATGAGATTGACGTACCAGAAGACCTCGTGGCCTACGCGATGCAAGAGCGCGAAGCATGGGCGCAGGAAGAAGTCCTCCGCGCTGTGCGTGAGCGGTTTGAGGAGTTGCGTGACTGGAACAAGGTCCGCAGCGCCGTAGGCATTGGACGCATTGACGGGTAAGACACATGACGCTGCCGCTGACGCCAGAGTTAGAAGAAGGGATGAACCTTGAGCAGATGATGGTCGATCTGCTAAGTGCGGAAACGCCGCGTGATCCGAACGCGGAAGTCGCACCGAACGCGCCAGAGGATACGGGCGCAACGCCGGACGAAGATCTCTCCGCGCTCCAGAAGGCGATGTACGGCGCAGACTTCCCGCTGGCTACGCCAGACATGGCGGAGTCGATGCAAGCGTGGGCGTCATGGTGCCACGGCCTGTGGGTAAGCCGCCGCGAGTCGGTGCAGATGCACTTGCACCTCGTCGAGCGCAATCGCCTGTTCCGTGCGGGGCAGCAGTGGATCTCGGCCTCGGGCCTTGGGCCGTGGCGTGAACCGGCCCGTCCGCGTGACGCTGCCCGTGTCGTGTACAACATGATCGACAAGGCGCTGGACCAGCGACTCCAGATCATGATGGATCAGAAGCCGGGCTTCGCGGTCACGCCCTCGACGCAAGACCCTGACGACAAGCGCAAGGCCACCGCGCAGCAGCTCGCGCTGGAGTACCAGTACGAGCAACAGCAGATGCAGCGCATCGGGCGGGAAGCCGCGTTCTGGGCACAGACGGACGGCGTGAGCTTCTGGCATATGTTCTGGGATCCCGACCGTGGCCCGTGGGATGAGCGCCTTGGCGAGCGTCCCGGTCAGCGCAAGCCGCTGGGCGACATCGGCTGTCAAACGTTGCGCGTCGAGCAGGTGCGGGTCAGCCCGAACGCGACCGCTACGCAAGCGCCGTATTGGGTCATTATCCGCGAAGTCATCTCGCGGTCAGAAGCCAGTTTCCGGTATGGCGTGACGGGCTTGGATGCGTCGGACACGATGCAGTCCCCCGGCAATGCGCCGACCTATTCGGGTGCTGAGGGTATCGGGTCGTGGGTGTTGACGCAGACGACGATAGGCGAAGGCCAGCGCCTACGAAACGAAGATGTGACCGAGCGCCTCACGGTCTACGTTGCGCCCCATCCCGATGCCCTCCCCGAAGGTTTGCAGATGGTGGTGGTGGGCAACAACGTGGTCTTTGGTCCGTCCCCGTTGCTCTGGGGCGTGATCCCTGTCGTGGCGGTGCGTGATGGGTCCAGCGATCCGTCGTACTATCCGCGCCCCATCATGGAGCAGTGGCTAGACCACCAGATGCGCGTCAATGCGCTGCTGTCAAAGTGGGTTGAGAACATTCGCGTAAACGCGGGTGGGCGGTTCCTCACGCGCCCGAACGCGATCTCCACGGAAACCTTCATGGGTGGCGTAACCTCCATGATCGAAGTCCGTGGCGCAGGACCGATGAGCGATACCATCCAGCCGGTGCAGGGTTTCAGCGTCGGAAACGATGTGAAGGAAGCCTTGGCGCTGGAGAAGACGGCGTTTGAGGATGCGTCCGGCTGGAACGCGGTCAGCCGTGGGCAGGTCACCGGCGAATCGGGTCGAGCGATCATCGCCAGCCGTGAGCAGTTGGAGCGCGTCTTCTCGCCGCCCATCACGGCCCTGTCGTATTCCTACACCGACTGGTGCAAGGTCACGACGGCCGCGATGGCGTGGGGCTATTCTCTGCCCCGGTCACTGGGCGCGATTGGCAAGAATCGCCCCGACTTGGCCCGTGCGGTCAGCGCCAGTGACTTTGATGGACAGTCGGATGTGCGCGTGGAACCGGCGACACTGATGCCGATGCCGATGGCGTTCCGCCTCTACCTGCTGGACAACTGGCTCCAGACGGGCGTGATCGACCTCAAGGAATACCGTCGCCGCCAGATGTTTGCGATGGCGAAGGACATCGGGACGCCAGACGAAGATCAAGAGGCGCGAGCCAAGCGTGTCGCTGACGCGATCCGCTCTGGCGAACTCGTGCCCGATATGCGTTGGCAGGACAACGAAGCGATCCACCAAGATGTGTTGGAGCGCGAGATCCTGCTGCAAGACGACTTGTCGCCGGAGATCATCCAAGCCGCGCAAGAGCGGTGGATGGCCTTGGCAAATCAAGCCACGCAGAAACAGGGAGGGATGCCACCGCAGGGCGGCGCACCCGCTCCTGCTCCTGCCGGTGTGGGGCCAGCCGCAAGTGTGCCCGCCATTTCCCCCGGACAGATGCCGCTGGCGTCTGGGAACCCCCCAATCGGTGTTGTTGGGATGCTCCAGCAGCAGTTGACGGGAACCCCAGAAGCGGAACAGGCCGCGCAAGCTGCCGATGCCCTG